TGTCAGAGGTCATAGACTCTTCTGCACCTACTTGAGAAAGGAAACCAGAGATAGTTCGATTACCGAATACCTCAGCTTCTTTTTCTATAATATCAGGTAGATATTGTTGAGCCCAACCTTCCGTAGAACTTGTTGTAAAATCAATATAGTTACTAGAAAGGGTTTGCTTTGTCGGGGCTGGGGTTGAATTTAGATTCGATCCAGCCGTCGGATTAATTGCTGCCATTTGCTTTTAATTTTAAAGTTTAATTTTTATTTCTAATTTTAAATCGGAGCTTATTAGAATTATCACCACTAATTGCTTTTACTTTTATGCCACCGGTTTGTACGGTTTCATGTCCTTGTCTAGGTTTCATGTCTATATTCTTTGCGTTTTCAACGCTAGATTTAACACCATCCGCCTTTCCTTGTTCGTAAAAATGATTAGCGATAGCATCAGCATTCATGGCTGTAAATAAAGATTTGTGATAATCTGCGGCATTTTCTATTTGTTGTTTGTTATTAACAAACTTTTTAACAAAATTATTAATGTCACTTTGTTCACTTTTTGTTTTATCTACATCCTTTACATTAAATCTAAATTTCTTTTCTCCAACATTATATTCAAAACCTTTGAATTTGTTGTTAAAAACCTCATCGGTTTTATTGTGAAATATAGACCTTTGTTCTTCTGCTGCTTTATCAATCTCTTTCTGCTCCTTGTTGTGTTTATTAAAAAAATCAATTGCTTTTTGTTGTTCTGGAGCCAACTTGGCACCTGCTTTGATTTCTTCATAATACTTAGATTTTAACCCGTTCATATGGGATTTCGCGTCGGCAACTTGCTCTTTAAACGCTAATTTCTTTCTCTTAATATCTATTTCCTCATCTGTCTCTTCATCGTACTTAAAATTATCTTCAATTAAAAAGTTAACTTCTTCAGTATTTAAATGAGGTTTAGTTTGATTATAATATTCTCTCAACAATCCATTATCATCAAGCTTATCATAATCCCTACTTAATTTTACATAGTCATTAAGATCACCACCCGTTTCACTCATAAAGTCTACAACTTTTTGAATATTTTCAGGAAGATCAACACTAGTTTCTTTAGAAGCCTCAACTGTTTTGTCAACTTCTTTTGCAGTCTCTGTAACTTTATCTTCTTTTGATTCAGTTTTTTCTTCTTCCACTTTTTCTTTCGTGATTTCTTCGAGAATAGGTGCATCTATTTCTTCTTTGTTTTCAACCTTTTTGCTTTCATCACCCACTTCTTTGCTATTTGTGGTTTGTTCTTGAACATCCACCTCATCTGTCTTTGACTCTTGAATGGACTCATTTTTTTCTTCTTTTATAGGTTTACTTAAATCAACCTTAATAGGTTCATTATTAATTTCCATGGATTTCATTGAAGGTTTTTTTACTTTAACCTTTAATTTACCATCTTTTGTTGCTCCTTTCACTTCAACTTTTTCGTCAGTAGCTTTTTTAACCACCTCTTTTTTTGTTTTTGTTTTTGCCATAATATAATATTATATAATTAATTAAACATAATGTACTCTCGTACAATTTTTTATTTTCCTATGTATGCTATAATCTGCCCAGCATTTACATCAATTTCAGTATATCTACCATAAATTGTTACACCGGCTGGAACATCTACATTAGTTTGTGATATTTGAACACCACCTGAACCTTCTAAATTTGTCTCAGATCCAGCAGCTAAATCATTAGCCGCATCTTCTGTGTTAGCGTATACCGTAGCTGTTTCTGCAACCAAACCACCTGAACTATCAAAATCTGTCGCTGTTAAAGCTGTAAACGCAACAAAAACACATCCTGTTGGGGGTTTAATAGCATCGCTTGAAGATGTTGTAAAAACAGATCCCATTATTTGACCTGTCCAATCATTTTTTACTATTGCCATTTTATTATTATTTATTTGTTATTAAAAATTACATAGGATTTAATGCACCTACATTAAAATCCTCATCAAATATATTATCACTTATAGATTCGAATTTTTTAGGTGGTGATCCTTTTTGTCTTTGATCTATTAATTCAGACTGCTGTGATGCTTGAATTTTTGTTCTTTCATCTTTACGGTCTTCTTTATTAGTTTCTTTTTTATTTAACGCATCAATCTCCATTTGCTTTAACTTCATGTTAATTTGGAATTCATGATTCATTAAATCTTTTTTCAAAATATTTTCTTGCTGAAGTTTTTTACTTTCAAGTTTTACTTTATTTTCTTCAAGCTCAATTAAACTTTGATTTAATGCTTTTTGTTTTTCTATTTCAGCTTGTGCAGCAACCTGTTGTGATTGCGCGTTTGCATCAGCCTGTACTTTAATATTTTCCTGTTGCGCTTCTTGATCTTCTCTAAATTTCTTTTTTCTTCTAATCTTTAATAATTGATTAGCAAGTTTTACATTTTTAATCTCTCTAATATCAATAGCATCTTCTAAATCAATCCCATTTTTTTGTATTGCAACTTGAATATTATTTTCTAACATTTGTTTTTCTTCTTCATCTGGTGCTAATTCTATGAATATTCCAAAGTCATATAAATGTAAGTTTGATAATTCTTCTAGTGTTCCAACGTTATGCGCTCCAATTTGTTGTATAAAAGCATCTTTAGTTGGTGAATATTCTAAAATATCAGCAATCCTTAATGATAAACATTCTGCTAAATCTGCTGTTAATAATAAACCACCTTGTAAAATATGTCTTGTTGCTGTATTAGAATTTGCAGCTGCTATTTTTTGTACACCAACCAAACTGTATTCACTTGGGGTACTAGCATCCCTAGCTTCATTTAATCCCGTTACATCCCTTATCATTTGTAAATAATAATTATATGTTTGAATCAAACTTTGCATCTTTTGTCCACCTGATCCACTTGCTATTTCTTGTATAGGAACTTTACCAGGATTTCCATCACCATCCTGTGTTAATGATCTACCAATTATACTACCAGTTTGAAAGAACATGTTTAGTGCTTCTTGTGGATTATAATTTGTTCCATTACCAAGATCAACTTCTGCTAAACCATCTGCATCTAAATATACACCATCAGGTACTAATCTAGACATTACTTGTTGAAGTTTTAAATGAGTTAATTGAATCATATCCGCAAAACCCGTTATTCTACCAACTAATGATTCTATTTTTCCTTTATATACCCTAGGCGCACAAAGTGAATAATTCATTTTAACCTTAGTATAATCGCTTTTTGGACGCATCATATTTTTTGCCATTTCCCATTTAAGCAATTTTTTAGTTCCTAAAACCAAAACCCCTTCATATAATACTTCAACTGATTTAGATAATTTACCAAATCTTTCATCAACAACATCTAAAGGTGGATTAAAACTATCATCTTTTATTAATATTTTTGATCCACCACTTCCAGTTTCTTTTATTTTATAAACCTCATTTTTATATGTTTTATAATTAAAATATAAAACTTGAACAATATTGTTATCTAAATTTGTTGTATCATATACATTGTTTCTATTTAAAGAGCTTCTGTGTATACCTTGATTTGTTATTTCTGTTAAATCTTCATCAGTTAATTCTGGAAACTGTTTTTTTAATTCATTCATTGGTATATTTTTTACCTCACCAATGTAATATATATCATCAAAATAAGGTGATTCGGTATGTGACCAAACTAAGTTTGCTGGATCAACATAATCTACAGTTACGCCTTGAGATTTTGAGAAAGTATTTTTTACAGCACCTATTCCAATAACCGTTAGATCATAATAAAATCTTCTTTTTGTTAAATCATATTTATTACCATCTAATATAGTATTAATTGCCTGTTCTTCTGCTATTTCAATTGATTGTTTATACGTTAATTGCATGTGAACAGAAAGTTCATCTTCATCTTCTGGTAATTTTTCAGGATTATTTTCCCATAAATCAATACCAAAAGTTTGTGCAACATAATCATTAAGATTACGGGTTTCCATATCCCTTAACATAGAACGCATGTAAGATGATCTTTTACTAACACCAAAAGGATCTTGTGAGTATGCTTTTATATCATAAACCCTATCAGCAATACCATTAACTACAATATCTACAAATTTAGGTATAATTGGTACTGGCTTCCAATCTAAATTAAGATAAGATAAATCACCATTAATAGATAATTCATCTTTATATTTTTGTATGCTTTGCTCTCCTCTAGCATATAATCTTAATCGGTGAAACTCTGCTTGATTTGCATTAAATCTATTCATACCAGAATCTCTTCCAAACCATTCAGACTCAATAGCTTGAGCAACCTCTAATCCATAATCTGAACCAGCTTTTTCAAGATCGCTAGCGATTTGACTTGGAAAATAACCTTTTTTTATTTGGTGTGCCATATTTACTTTATTAATTTCGATAAAATACCACTATTTTTATATTTTGCGATATTTAAATTTACTGTTTCTTTTTTTATTGCTGCATTAGGCGTATACAAATGTCTATTACATGCCATAACCGCTAATCCAGAACTGATTGAAGCATCAAATTTAGTTCTTTTATTAATATCAAACCTTGCCCAATCATTTAATGTCCTATTAAAATACATATTTCCATATGTATTATCATTTTTTAAACCCACATAATCCTGAATATACATTTCAATCGCCGCTGCGTGAGCTTGTTTAATATCCTCACTTGAGTTTGGAATCCCACCAACTTCTTTTTCCGCTGTAGATAATTTATTCCAAACCTTATCCGGTCTATTCATGCTAAACCCTCTATAACCTCTTCTTCTTAAATAATATAATAATCGAGGTTTATTATTCTCTGCTAATAATGGCATACCATAAAATACCAATGCCATCAAAACGTCTTCAAAAAATATTTCAGCAGTTTGTGGTCTTGCTAGATATTCTAAGAAAAACATATTAACCGGTGTTTCTTCCATAGAAAACTTTGTTAATCCATGTAAGGAACCCTTAGATCCCTTGTTATCTACCGTACCAGATATATCATAACTATCACATCCAAAAGCACCCAGATATTCATTACCAGGATACTTAATACCATTTTTTACAATAATATTATTTTGTAAATGTATTGGTGGTGTCCAACTAATTTTAAATCTTCCTTTTGGATCTGGATAAAATATTACCTTATTATCTTTTATTCCA